CCTCTCGGTAATCGGATGTGCGTGTTTGGTAACCACACCGATACCGGAGGTCCTCACCTACTTCCGCTCACCACGCCGTTCACAACCTGTCTGGGAGTTACACCTAGCGCTAACTGACTGCAACGCGCCTGACACCACACACAGAATCATCCAGAGAGTCGCGACTCCCAACGAATGCGTCCGAGATGCCGATCGGCGCTACTACCGCAACACAGCAGCCGGCGAATGGACGGCATGCCTTGACATCTACTGGAACATCAACGACTGCCTCAGCGTCACCAACGAGGGAACTCACCGGGTGGCCTGCAACGATAGCGCGGCCCCAATCCGAATCCGCGCAACCAAACTGGTTCTTGGCGTCGCCAACGCCCAGATGTGCCCGGTCGGGTACCCCCATCCAGTGCGGCAGTACACGATCTGCACCGAAGCGCAGGGCTGGCAATAGCACTCCAACTGCGCGCATCGTCATTGCGCAAACTATTCCTCTGTACCGAAACACAAAAGTAGGGCGGCTTGGTCGTCAAACTGCTGAGCTTCGCTCGGGTGCTGTTTATTGTGGTGTGGGCGGTCGAAACGGGGCTGTGGCTGTTCACTGATATTTCATTGTCGAGTGTCAACCAGTACCTGTTTCCGGCACTCATGCTGTGGATTATCGTCGACGCCACCGTGAAAGCCGCACGGTCGCAATAAGAGCCCACGCTATGTGATCCGTTTCATCGTCTGCTGCCAGACTGCGGCGCGTGCCCGAATACACGCAGCTTGCCGTCGATGACCTGCACACCTTCAAAGGCAACCCGCGCCGCGGTGATGTCAGCCAGATCGCCGTGTCGTTGACCAAGCACGGCCAGTACCGGCCGATCGTGGTTAACCGGGGCAGCCAGACTGGCCGCCGCAACGAGGTGCTGGCCGGGAACCACACGTTGATGGCTGCACGGTCGCTCGGCTGGACCACGATTGATGTCGGGATAGTGGATGTCGACGAGGACACCGCGCGCTCGATCGTGGCGGCCGATAACCGGCTGGCCGACCTGGGCGAGTACGACACCTCCGACCTCTATCAGCTGTTGTCGTCGATCGAGGACTTGGGCGGAACCGGTTACGGGCTCGAGGATTTGTTGGCGATGGAGCGTGATCTGTTCCCGCCGGAGCCGCTGACTGACCCGGATGATGTTCCGCCGGCACCGGAGTCTCCGGTGTCGCGGCCGGGGCAGTTGTGGTCGCTGGGTGATCATCGGCTGCTGGTTGGGTCAGCCACTGATCTCGACGGTGTGCGGCTGCTGTGCGGGGATGTGCCGCCGGATTGCGTGTGGACCGATCCGCCCTACGGCGTGGACTATGTGGGGAAGACGAAGGCTGCGCTGCGAATCCAGAACGATGGTGCAGGTGGGCTTTTCGAGCTGCTCAAGGCGGCGTTTGATGTGGTGGCTGCGGTAGCCCGGCCGGGCGCCCCGGTGTACGTGGCGCACGCGGACACCGAGCGCACAACGTTCGAGTCTGCGATGGATGCCGCTGGGCTGCAGGTGCGGCAGAACTTGGTGTGGGTGAAGAACATGATGGCCCTTGGCCGTTCGGACTACCAGTATCGGCACGAGCCCATCCTGTACGGGTTCACCTCGGGTGGAGAGGGCCGATTGGGTCGCGGCGGTGAGCGCTGGTTCGGCGACAACAAGTCCACCACGGTGTTTGAGGTGGACAAGCCTGCCCGCAACGCCGAACACCCGACGATGAAGCCCGTGGCGTTGATCGACGCGATGCTGGCCAACAGTCTGCGCCCGGGCGGGGTGGTGCTGGACCCGTTCTCGGGTTCGGGCAGCACGTTGATCGCCGCGCATGGCCGCCAGTCCCGTTGCTTTGGTGTCGAATTGGACCCGCGGTACGCGGATGTGATCTTGCGGCGCTTCGAGGAACACACGGGTGTGGTGCCGGAGCTTGACGGTGAGCCGGTGTCGTTCGCGAGTGCAGTCTGACGGCCGTGTCGGCGGTGTTGAGTCTGGTGGCTGCCCGGTTGGTGCGGGCTGCGCGCCGACGTGCGCGGCCGGCGAGCCCGGCGGAGTTGGCGCGTCGGCTTGACCCGAAGTTCCGTGTGACACCGACGATTCGGCTGCTGTCGGATGTGGCGGTTCGGTGGGTGCAGGAACCGGATCAGCGGGACATCGTCAACACCCCGCCCCGCACGGGTAAGTCGGAGCTGTTCGCGATCTGGACGCCGGTGTGGGCGTTGATGGATGATCCTGACTTGAAGATCGTGGTGGTGTCGCACGGAGATGATCTGGCGCAGACGCACTCTCGGAAGGTGCGGGCGATCATCCGGGAGCACGGGGATTTCCTGGGGTTCACGATCGCGGCCGATAAGACGGCCGTTGGCCGCTGGAATGTTCAGGGGCGTTCCGGTGGTGTGCTGGCCGCGGGTATCAGTTCCGGTATCACCGGCCATGGTGCTGATTTGATGATCATCGATGACGTGATCAAGGATGCGTCGGAGGCCGATAGTGCGGCGCACCGGAAGCGGATCCTGAACGAGTATCGGTCGACGTTGGCGACCCGTATCCATCCGGGCGGCTCGTGTCTGGTGTTGATGACCCGTTGGCATGAGGAGGATTTGGCGGGCGCGTTGTTGGCGCAGGAGCCGGATCGGTGGCGGCACACGAACATTCCGGCCGTGTCGGAGCCGGGTATCCCGGATGCGTTGGCGCGTCCGGCCGGGGTGGCGATGATCTCGGCGTTGGGGTACACGCCTGCCCATTTCACGGCGATGCGCCGCACGTCGGGTGAGCGGGCTTGGTATGCGATGTACATGGGTGTGCCGTCGACACCTGAGGGCGGCCTGGTGAAACAGAAGTGGCTGGACGACAACCGCATCGCGGTCGCGCCGACCGCCCCGGTGTTCACCGTGGTGGCGGTCGACCCCTCCGATTCCGGTAAGGGCGATTCGTGTGGTCTCGTCGCGACGTCGCTTACTGGCGGCGGTGTGGTGGCGTTGATCGCGGACAAGTCGGCGCCGATGACCTCGGATCAGTGGGCGCGCGAAGCGGTGAAGTTGGCGATCGACGTCGGCGCGAGTGAGATCGCGGTGGAGGGGTTCGCCGCGCGGGAGACGTACACGAGGGTGGTCAAGGAGGCGATCAAGCGGGCCGCGGTCCGACATTTGACCACTACGGGGACGAATATGCGTCGGATCGCGGTGTCGTCGTGGCCGCCGAAGGGACGACCGCGTGTGGGGGATGCGGTGGCGCGCAGCTCGGCGTTGTTGCAGGCACTGGAGGTCGGCAGGTGTGTCCTCGCGGGACATTTCCCTGACCTTGAGACCAAGGCGGTGGCGTGGCAGGCGGGCCAGCATCAGCCGGACTCGTTGGCCGCGTTGGTGATCGGGCACGATGTGTGCGTGCATTCGGCCGGGTTGGAGTGGGACATCTCGGCGCCGCTGCTCGACGGCGCACTCGGCCCGACTGCTCGCACTGCTGGCTCCGCTGGTTCGGTGGTGGACCTGACCGATTGGATGTCACGCAAGATCAGCTGATGTCACCGTGCGGGCGTACCTTCCTGGCCATGGCCTCGGAAACCATCGATCCTCGTTTGGCGGCTCTGCCGGATGCGGCGCTGGGCTTCGCTCTCGGTGTACGTGTGGGTGGTCCGCAGTCGGTTGCGAACGTGGGGCAGGTGTCGACGCTGATCGCCGAGTTGGCCCGCCGTGGCGTGTACGCGGACATGCTGGCGGTGCTCGATCCTGAGTTGGCGGCGCGGATCGAGTTGTTGGAGAGCGCGGATCGCGGCCAACGCTGGGCCCGCACTGGGCACAGGTGAGAGGAGAGGTGTACTCCGTTGAGCACGTTCCATATCGACGTCTATCCGGTTGGAGTCCTGGAAGCTTGGCAGCACAGGCGAATTCCCGGGAAACTCGGCCAGTGTTGGCGCTACCTGCTCCACCAGGCTCGGCGTCGTAATTGGCGGGCGGTCCGCAATTCGTTCGGCGGTTACCACGCCGAACTGAGCGCAAGCGAGTACGCAACCCGCTGTGGCCATGGTTGGACGAAGCGGCGTGCGATCACGGACTTGATCCGTATCGTCGCGCTCGACGCCGTCCACCTATGACCCAGATCACCTGCAACGTAACGGTTTAGGGTTTCCGAGCGTTCCGGGTGGGCCGCCGAAGGCATGTGGGCTTACGGTGGCGTTTGTGTGGTCGATGAACTCGATTCCGGTGGGCGCGGTTTGACGACGCCGGAGCGGTGGGAACCCGATACACAGATGGTTGCGGCGGTGCTTTCGTCCCCGAAATCGTTCCGCAAGATGACCGAAATGTGCGATCAGGACCGAGCCTGGCTCGTCGCTGGACTCACAGCCGCGGGTATGACGGCCCAAGACATCGCTGCTCGAACCGGCTGCAGCTTGCGCCTCATCCGCGCGATCCGCGCCGAGGACATGACGCAGGCGTTCGTGGTCGCGCAGCGGGAGGCACGCGAGGTCAGCGACGAACTGCGTTTGGAGCGTATCGAACTCACGGCCACCCGACACGAGGCGGATCAGTCCAGGGCCGAAGCAGCGCGTCTGCGCACGCAGATAGATCAGCTTATCGATGCCCACCTGGCTGGGACTCTCTCGTTGTTCCGTTGCGGGCACGCGCAAGTCAAGTACAACGTGTACGAGCATGGCGGCCGCAAGTTCTGCCGCGAATGCGCGCGACAACGCAAGCAGGAGCAGCGTAAATCTAAGCGTCTAGCTGCGGTGTCCTAATTCTGTAGGACAGTTTCAGCGGGATAGGTTTCACCCCTTGGTCTTAGCGTCGGCGACCATGAACCTTGGTCTCGGACCCACCGTGCTGATCCTGATCATTTATGTGCTCGCTGTGATGCGGCTCGTGCGGCTGATCAACTACGACACCATTCTGGATCCTGTGCGGCTGTGGATCGCTCACCGCGCGAATCTGGCGATGATCGCTGCCGATGAGGCGCGAACGGCCGGCCATCCGGTCACCGCGCAATCGCACACCCGCCGGATGGCGCGCTGGAACCTGCTGGCCGAATTCCTCGAATGCCCCTGGTGCGTGGGGTTTTGGCTGTCGCTGGCCGCCGCGGTGGTGCCAGTGCATATCATCGGCTGGCCGTGGTGGGCTGTCTTCGGTGTGGCGCTGGCTTGTTCGTATGTCGTCGGGCTGGCCTCGCCGCTGACGGCCGACGAAATGGAGATCGTCAGCCGCGACGCCGAGGCGGGCCAGTAAACACCCTGCACAGTTACCGTCTGCGACGTGGCCGCCCCAGACTTGCGTGTTGTTCGACGCCGTAGAGGCGACGCGTTGACGGCCTCTGCGCCGCGCGCCCTGACCGCAGCGAGCACCCCCGTAACCAACTCGGCCCAGATCTTCCAGGCCGGATCGGTCGGCCGCCGGAACAACTGGCAGGCCGAAGCCTGGGAGATGTACCGGGCAGTCGGCGAGCTGCGCTACTACGTTGGATGGCGCGCTAACTCATGCTCACGAGTCCGATTCGTGGCCTCCGAAATCGACGCCGACAGCGGTGAGCCAACCGGAAGCATCGCCGAGGACAACCGTGAGGGACAACGGGTCACCGAGATCGTCCGCAAGATCGCCGGCGGCAGGCTAGGGCAGGCGCAGCTGACTCGACGGGCCGCCGAATCGTTGACGGTCCCGGGTGAGCTGTGGATCGCGATCCTGATGCGGACCGAGGGCACCGACCAAAACCAGAGGCAGGTGGCCAAGTGGTATGCGGTCACGCGCAGAGAGATTGAACAAGGCCCGCGAAGCAACACCGTGACGATCAAGCTGCCTGACGGCACAAAGCACGTGTTCGATCAGAGCAAGGGCGACGGCATGTTCCGGGTGTGGAACCCCGACGCCGAAGACGCTTCACTGCCTGACTCGCCTGTGCAGGCGTGCTTGGACTCTCTGCGCGAGATCGTGCGCACCACGAAAAAGATCAAGAACGCGGACAACTCGCGCCTGCTGAACAACGGACTGCTGTTCGTGCCGTCGGAAGCAACATTGCCCGATCAGCAGTCGCCGGTGGCGGCCGATAAACCCGGCGACTCGGCTCCGCAGCTGCAACCAGGCCGACGAGTCGCAGCCTCGCTGCAGCAGATGATCGTTCAGGTCGCCGAGGCCGCGTCCAAGGACGAGAACAGCATGGCCGCCTTGGTCCCGATTGTGGCGGCTGCGCCTGGCGATCACCTGGCGAAGATCAATCACCTTGAGTTCGGCAAGGACGTTACCGACACGGCGCTGAACACTCGGGAGAAGGCGATCGCCCGGCTAGCGACAGGGTTGGACATGTCCCGGGAGCGGCTGCTTGGTCTGAGTACTGGAAACCATTGGTCCGCATGGGCTATCGATGATCAGGACGTGCAAGTGCATGTCAAGCCCGTCATGGAAATCATCTGTCACGCGATCTACGAGTCGGTTCTTCGCGGGATGTTGATCGATGAGGGAATCGACCCTGACAAATACATTCTCTGGTACGACGCATCGGCCCTGACGTCCGATCCGGATCTGACCGACGAGACGAAGGACGCGTTCGAGAAGGGCGCGGTTACAAGCGAATACCTGGTACGGACCTATGGGATTCCTGATGACGCAATGTATGACTTCACCAGTTTGGAGGGCTGGCAGCAGTGGGCGCAGGACAGGGTGAGTCAAGATCCCACGCTGCTGCGTGAACTGCTGCCCCTACTCGATAGTTCGGTGCAGGGCATCGAGTTCCCTGAGCCCGTCGCAGCGCTGCCGCCCGGACAAGGCGACGGGGAAGAGGACGCGTCGGGTGCTGAGCAGCAGCAGGAACCGGACACCGAGGACGACGGCAGTGGTGTGCAGGCCAGCGCGCGGGCCAATGTGGAACTTGCGGTGGTGGATCTGATGGTGGGCCGCGCTCTCGAGTTGGCCGGCAAGCGACGCGTCCGCACGAACGATCGGGAGCAGCACGCGCGGCTCAAAGGAATCCCGACGCACGAGTACCACCGCTTCATGGGCCCGGTCGACGAGCCAGAGGTACAGCGGTTGATCAAAGGGTGGGACAGCATCATGAGCGAGTCAGCGTTGTCGCGTTTGGGTATTGACCCCGATCGGGTGCGGGCCGCAGTAGCGCGGGCTGCACGTAAAGAACTGACATCGCAGGTCATCGACGGACAGGTCGGCTGATGGCTCACATCGACAAGACGCACCCCGGCAAGGTCGTTGCCTACGAAGGCGAGGCGAACGCGAGCTACTACATCGAGAGCCGTCGGGTAATTGTCGTGGCCGATTCTGGCAGCTTCGCCGACGTATTGGCCGCAGTGACGGCTCTCAGGGACGAGGTGTGCTGATGGACATCGCATCCGCGATTGCGCTGGCAGGGCTGGCGCACATGGTGGGGGATTACGTCATTCAGTCGGACTGGATGGCCCAGGAGAAGACAAAGCGTTGGTGGCCCGCTATTGCGCACGCAGTGACCTATGGGTTGCCGTTCGTGTTCATCACGCAGTCGGTGCTTGCGCTGGTGGTGATCGTCGGTACGCATGCGGTGATCGACCGTTGTCGGCTGGCGCGGCATGTGGTGTGGTTCAAGAATCAGTTGGCGCCGCGGGCGTTCCGGCCGACCCGCACCGCGACAGGGCACGGCGCTGATCGCCCCGATTGGCTTGCGGTGTGGCTGCTCATCATTGCGGACAACGTGATTCACATGCTGATCAACGTCGCGTCGGTGGTGTGGCTCTGATGTGGCCGGAGCGAGGTGAGGCGTTGTCTCGGACAATCGAGGCTGAAGCGGCGATCAGTGACTTGTATGCGGAGACGTTGCGGCGCTGGGCACCGGAGGCGCGCGCCGCTGTGCTGCCCGCACTGACCGCGGCAGCTGCGTTACCTCCGGACCCTGACGCCGTCGCGCAGACCCAAAGCATGTGGGACCAGCACTCCGAAGCCGTTATCGTGACTGGCCTCGGCATCTTGTGGGCAGCGTCGGTGTACGAAGCCACGATCGGCCTGGGCGGCGCAGTCGCCGACGTGGTCGCGCCCGACCTCGACACCGTCGTGCTAGCCATCGTGCTCGGCTCGCTGCTCATGTCCGGCAAGGAAATCGCTGCCGCCATCGCCCATGTCGAAACTAACCCGGCGCTCGCCGCTGCGCGCGATGACTTCCTGGCCAGCCGCCGCGACAATATCGCGGCTACACCCGCGATGGTGCGAGCCAAGATGGAAGCCGCGCTCGCCGAACCGACGCTGACCTTGTCAGTGACCCCCGAGGACCGACCTGAGGTGTTGCGCGCCAGGGCGGCCGAAGTCCTGGAGCCGTCGTCAAACGAAATGCGTGACCTGGCCCGCCAGCGCGGGTACCAGGCCGCCGATGTGCTCAACAACGCGGTTGTCGCCGCTGCGGCGCAGTCGGAAGAGTCCGCAGGGCTGGAGAAGACGTGGATCTGCACTCTCGATGGCAAGACCCGGCCGACGCATTGGGCCGCTGACGGGCAGCGAGTGCCGCTCAAGGGTCACTTCACCGTTGGCGGTGAGCAGCTGTTCGTCCCGGGCGATATGTCGGCTTCGCCCGCGGAGTGGAAGAACTGCCGGTGCCGCGTCGGCATTCTCGCGGCCGGCGAAGAGCTGCCGGACGAGGTTGATCGGCACACTGAGCGCCTCGACGGCCGGGATTCGGTGGCAGTCAACCGTGATGGGCGCACCCAGGCAGAGGAAATTGAGCGCCGAGACAAGGCGGGCAATGTGCGTGCCCGTGACACCGAGGACGGTACCGGGCGCGTGGCGTCCGGCGGCTGGGCCGCACCGAGTGAACAGGAGTACGAAATGGCTGAAGACACAGAGACCTATTTGACGTTTACCGACGCGCTATTCGCGGTGACCGGTACTCCGACGTCCGATGGTCGGATGCTTGCAGCCGACATCGAGCTAGCCTTCCGCGACACCCCTATGCCGCTGCAGTGGTGCGAGAAAATGGAAGGCGGCCACTACGGGTCCGTCACAGTCGGCGTCATCGAGGCGATTCGGTTCAAAGACGGCGAGGTTCGTGCGGACGGCTACATGCTCAACAACGACAACGCCATCAAAGCGATCGACCTAGTGAGTCATGGTGTGTGCAATCCGTCCGTCGATCTGGGTGATGTCACGATGATCGCCACCTACCAAGACGGCACAGTAGTGACAGAGGAAAACTACGACCCTGACCACGAGATATTCGCCACTACAACGGCTGCCGAAGTACTCGCCACCACCATCGTGGCCATCCCTGCATTCGGGCAGACAAGGATTGCCCTGAACGCCGAACGCGAGGCGCGCGACAAGGCACTGGTTGCGTCGATGGCCGCCAAATTCCAGCCACGCGTATACGCCCCGGCCTTGTTCTCCGACCCCGGGCTCGCTGGACCCACTCCGCTGTCGATCGACCCCGAAACGGGGCGGATCTTCGGCCACGTCGCCACCTTCAAAGAAAAGCATCGTTCCGTTGGCCTCGGGCATATCTCGCCTCCGCGGTCGCACACCGGCTATGCGCATTTCCACTCCTCGCCGCCGGTGCGCCTTTCCGATGGCACTGAACTATCGGTGGGTCGGCTGACCGTGGGCATCGGACACGCACCGGTGTCTGGAGTGAGCAACGCCGAAGCTCAGGCGCACTACGACAACGCCGCGGCGTGCTTTGCGCTCGTACGAGCAGGCGAGGACGCCCACGGAATTTGGGTGTCGGGTGTCGCAGCGCCGTGGGCGACACCGGACAAGATCGAGATGGGCTTGGCCGCGCCCTTGTCCGGTGACTGGCGCCCCTACGGCGGAAACCTCGAACTCGTTGCCGTGCTGGCAGTCAACACACCAGGATTCCTGTGCCGCAGAACAACCGACTCACAAGGCAACCCGTTGTCGTTGGTGGCTTCCATGTCGCCGCGCACGGGAGCATCCGGCACTACAGCGCTGTCTCGCGATGACATCAAGGCAGCCGTAACCGAAGCTTTGGCCGAATCCGCCCATGCTGCCAAGCGGACCGCGCTGCTCACGCGTGCGACATTGGCCGTTGGGGATCCGCCGCCGGAACCATCGCCGGCCGAGCGGATGAGCCAACTGCTGGAGCGTGCCTGATGGGGTGCGGATGCCGCAGGGGCACACGCGCCGGTTCGTTCACGTCTTCCGGTGCGACGGTGCAGAGTTTCGAATACACCGCGCCAGATAAGACGGTCACTTCGTTCCTGACGCTCATCGAGGCCAAGAAGGAACAACGCCGAAATGGTGGCGGCACCATCAAGCTCATCACCAGCTGAGTTTCTTAAAGGCTGTTAACCGCAGAGGGATTCCCGCAGGTCTTTGACCTGCGGGTTTCTCTTTTGGTGGCTGCTACTCGAAGAGCGTGTGCACGCACCGTCTCTACGTTCTGCGGCCAAGAGAGTTCCTGTCATGCGCTATGTGCCGGGGAGCGATCGAACAGACCGAGAGTTTCACTCTGAGAACAGGAGCACGCAGTGAAGTTCGACAAGCTGCCCGATCCGCTGCCCGCCACCGTCGCCGAGCTCAACGAGCTGGCTGCCACTGTGACAGCGGAGATCCGGGTATTCCAGGCCCGCGCCGCCGCCAACGACGAGTTCAGCGCTGAGGAGACTGAGCGTTTCGAGTACTTGCTCGACAGCCGCGACAAGGTTGTGACCGAGCGCGATTCGATCGCCGCCGCCGATCAGGCACAGACCGAGAACCTCAACGCCCTACTCGACCGCGCGAATGCCGCGACCGAGAAGCCCGCGGCCGAGCCAGAGGCCGACACCGTGACAGACAGCGAGGCAGCCCCCGCAGACGGTGACGGTGGTGCTGCAGCGGAAGTGGTGGCAGAGGCCGAAGCCGCCACCGCGGCAGCTGCCGCGGAATCGGAAACTGTCACCGCTGCCGCAGGTTCGGGCCGCCAGGTCGAGTTCGCGGGCGCAGTTCGCAACAGTGATATCCCCGCCGGCGCCCCCGGCGATGAGACGCCCAAGGGCTGGGACATGCTGCAGTCGGCGCCGAAGTACGCCGAGTTCGGCACCGAGAAGGTCGGTTTCGCCGAGATCGCTCAGTCGATTGCCTCTGTAAGTGCAGGGTCCGTCTCGGGCCGTCAGCGCACCGGCACGAGCCCTGACGGCAACTACGCGACCCAGGCGATCGCCCGCCTGACGCGGCCCGCTCCGGAGATTCCGGCGCCTGCCAATGAGCATGAGGCGCTCGCGGTTCTGGATGCCATCGGCCGCGACATCCCAGGCCACGGCCCAGCGAACGCGAAGGGCCTGGTCGCTGCTGGTGGTTGGTGCGCCCCGTCGCAGCAGGTCTACACCTTCTGCGGTGTCCCCGAGGCGTCGAATCTGCTGTCGCTGCCGGACTTCCCGTTCGACTTCTCTCGCGGAGGTGTCCGCGTCCCGATCAGCCCCGATGTGTCGGCGCTACTGGACAACCTGTGGCACTTCACCGAAGCCGAACTCGAAGCCGTCAACGCCCAGGGCGATCCGACCGCGGTCAAGAAGCTCATCGAGTTGCCGTGCCCGGACGAGTTCCTCGAGTGGCGCCTGGAGGCGATCGGCTGGGCGGCCAAGGCCGGCATCTTGATGCGCCAAGCCTGGCCCGAGGCGATCGAGAACGCATTGCAGCAGATCCAGGTCGCCCACCAGCACCGTGTCTCGCAGATCTCCATCGGCAAGATGGTCGCTGGGTCGGGCACTCCGATCGCGGTTCCTGCCGGGGCGGTGCTGGGAGCAACCAGTGGCGTTCTCAACGGTCTGGCGCTGCAGGCGTCGAACCTTCGGTACAACAAGGGGCTCGCGGACAACGCCACCATCGAAGGCGTTGCGCCGGTGTGGTTCCGTGAGGTGCTGCGAGCAGACCTTGCGCTGCGTGAGGGCAAGGAATTCCTGGCCGTCACCAACGCGGAGATCGACAATTGGTTGGCGGTCCGCGACATCTACCTGCAGTACGTGGTGGATTGGCAGACCCGCGGCGCGGGCCAGCCCGGCAACATGGCCACCGTGGTGTACCCGGCCACGGTCGACGTGATGTTGTACCCCGCCGGCACCTGGTTCCGAACCATGAACAACGTCATCACCTTGGGTGTGCAGTACCCGCTGCAGCAGTTGCAGCTCAACCAGTACACCCACGTGTTCACCGAGGACTCGCTGCAGGTGGGCAAGCGTTGCGACCAGTCGATCATCGTGCGGCTGCCGATCTGCGTGTCCGGTGCTATCGGCGCCCGTCAGACCGTGGCGTGCAACACGCCGCCTGTGACCCCGTAGCGGAGCCCGGCGAATCGCATTGGACGAGGCGGGCGGACGTGAACAACCGAGGCTTTCACGTCCGCCCGCCTTCCCGGCAGAGAGGAATCGCGCCACATGACTTCAGCGCTATCCCCGGTGCAGTTTGACGCACCGTTGGTCAACCCGGCACCCAACGGGCTCGTCGCTGCCACCCAGTGGGTCGACGAGAGCGGACCGCTTCGCTGGCTGCCGTCCGGTGTCGAATTCCGAGTCTTCAACTACGGCGGCGGCACCCAGTTCGGCATCTGGACAGCGCCGTGGAACGCCACCGAATCTCAATTGAAGGCGACTGACGTCAAAAAGGGTGAGCGTCCTGCCTTCCCAGATGCGTTCATTGCGCAGACCACGTACGCATCTGACGACTGCAGTCTGCTCAAGCGGAGCCGCGATGAGATCCGGGTCCGGGCACAGCAAGTACACCGCGTGCTGGAGCCTATCCAGACGGAGAAGACGCTCGCGGCCCGCATGCTGCTCGATGCCGGGACGCCTGCGGCTAAGACGGGAATCGTGGCAGCTATCGGCGCCATCGAGGCGCTGATCGCGGACACCGGCACAGTCGGGGTCATTCACGCGTCGGCGGAGTTGGCCGCCCCTGCCGCACAGGCGAATCTGATCCGCTACAACAACGGCCGGCTGGTTTCACCGCTGGGGAACACCTGGGTGTTCGGCGGCGGCTACGTCTCGGCGCTGGGCTCGAAGCTGATCGCCACCAGCCCCACCTACGGATGGCGCGGACCAGTGGAGCTGCGCGATGCGCCGAGCCTGCAGCACAACGAATTCAAGGCCATCGCCGAGCGGTCGCTGGTCGTCGGATATGAGGCGCTGATCGGCGCCGTGAACATCACGTAGAAGGGTTGGACGTTATGCCTGCTGGTGTGGAAGTTGTGGTCAAGGAAGGCTTCGCCACCATCGATTTCATCGACGGGACGCTTCGCGGCCCCGGATTGGCCAATCTGCTGGAAGTCGGCACACCGCCCGAGGCCATCGAGAAACTGACCCGCGAGGGTCCGCGCGCTGTCTACGTAGTGCCGGAAGGCAATGCCCGCGAGGCCGGCCTGCTCGACGAAGTGGACGCCGATGACTCCAACGATGGCCAACCGCCAGCAGGAATGACCGACGCGACCACGGGCGACGTCGGCTCGGGCGCGGCCTTACCGCTCGCTGAACCGGTTTCGACCGACGCCGAAGGTACAGCCATCGGCGACCCCACCCAGGAGCTGCTTCCTACAGGTGATTTCGCGCCGAAGGCTTGGCCAGAGGGCGATCCTGAGTTGGACTGGAAGCGGCCGCAGCTCGATGCCTACGCCGCGTCCAAGGGTCTGGACACCAAGGAGCTGCCCAACAAGGAAGCAGTGTTCGCGGCCATCGCTAAGCACGCTTCAGAGGCGATGAACTCGTGAGCGATCTGTTTACCCGGGAGTTCTGGAAGGACGCGGTGGAGCGCACCGTTAGTTCTGCGGCACAAGGGTTCCTTGTAGGTGGCGGTCTCGGTGTTGGTGCCGAAGCTACGCAATCTGTTGACGCCCGGTACTTTCCGTGGCTTGCCGCGGCCAGCGTCGCGGGCGGTATGGCAGCGGCGAGCTTCGCCAAGTGCCTCGCCGCAGTGCATGTCGGCGAGCGTGGGACTGCCTCACTACATCGGCGAAGGTCATTCGAGTGAGCCCAGACCAGATCCAGGCCATTGGCGGAGTCATCGTCGCCATCCTGACCGCCTGGCAGGGGCTGACCACGCGACGCGTCCGGAATCTCGAAACCCATGTGAAGGCCGTCGAAACCGAACGAGACAAGCTCAGCTCCAAACTGCGCGTTGCTGTCCGTTATATCCGTGAGTGGATGGAGTGGGCGCGCCAACACGCGCCCGGCAAGCCAACTCCGGCGGTCCCGGCCGAGTTACGCGAAGAGATCTGATGCACCCCGCCCTTTTACTGTTCGCCGCAGCCTCGGAAAACGTAATGGACCGGCGCGAAGCGCCTGATAGCAGGAGGAAGCCAGCACATGGCATTCGCAGTCGTTAAGGGCTATGCGCTCCGCGTGACCAAGGTGGATTCGTGCGGCCTGCCCATCCAGGGCAACGCCAACCGCATCGTCACCGAGGGATTCATTCGGGTCAACCTGGATCCGAATATGAAGGAAGCCAACGAGATCACCCAAGAGAACGCCGCGGGCAAGGAGTGCATCAGTGATCGCACCCCGGCCGAACGCCGTTGGTGGAACAACGAACTGCAGCTGTGCGGCGTTGACCCCGACCTGTGGTCGCTGATCCTCGGCTGGGCGCGGGTGCTCGACCATGAGGGCAACCCGATCGGCGTGATCGACAGCAAGTCCGTCGATGACAAGTCGGGCGTCATGTTCGAGATCTGGACTGGCGGCCAGGGCGACGACGACTGCCCCGAGCCGCTGGATGACTCGATCTTTTCCGCGGCGGCATCCGGACGCCAGTACGGCTATCTCGCTTTTGCGGGCAATGAGTTCGTGTCGGGCGCAATTCCTGTTGGCGCCGAGGCGTCGAACTTCACCTTGACGGGTCGCACGATCGCGCCGAAGCGGTGGGGACGGGGCCCGTACAACGTGGCCGCGATCGACCCCGCCGGCACACCGGGGCGTCTGCTGGTTCCCATGTACAGCAAGCCCTCGGACAACCACCTGATCCTGTTCCGGACCCCGGTGCCGCCGCCGGCGCCCACCGAGGGTGCGTGCGAGCTGGCGGTGCAGTCGATCTTTACCGGTCCGGGTAAGGCGTACTTCGGTGTGGACGCCGCTGATGTGGCTCCGCCGCAGCCGATCTGCAACCCGAAGACGTACACCGTCGCGGTCACGGGCACCGGGAACTGGAAGGCCAAGGTCGGCACTGAGCCGACTACCGACATCGCCGCCACGGCGCTGCCCGCGGCGCTGCAGTCGGCGATCGAGGCGCTGCCCAACGTCGAGGTGGGCCAGGTGCAGGTGTCCGGTACGGCAGGCAGCTACACCGTGAAGCTCGACCCGGCTCTGGGGGCGCTTAGCGCCGACAGCACGGGCCTGACTGGCGGTGCTGCCACCGTCACACCGGTATAGGGGAGCAGGCGAGCGAAACGCCCGGGGTGTCACGGCCCCCGGGCGTTTCGTCATGTGTGAGCACCCCTGACTCTTACCGTGTGCCCCATGTCCTGCGATTGGCCGATCGACCGGAGCTGTCTGCCGCCGCTGCCCGAACTCGGCACTAGCCCGACCGCGGAGGAACAAGCGGCCCAAAGCCTGGAACTGATGCGGCGCAGCAACGCCGAAGACATTGCCGTGCACGTGCTGTGGGCGCTGTCCGGCCGACAGTTTGGCGCCTGCGCGACCACAGCGCGGCCCTGCCGCTCCTACGCGCAGGGATTCGGATACAGCTCGACTGTTCTGACACTCGATGCCGGCCAATGGGTGAACTGGCCGTGTGGCTGTATCGGGGGCTGCTCGGTCACGGGCCCGCGGGTAGTGCATCTGCCGGGCCCGGTCGCATCGATCACCGACGTGCGGATCGACGGCGCGGTGCTCGATGAGTCCGGGTACCAGCTGGAGGGAAACGCCCTGTACCGCAAGGACGGTGCATGGCCTAGCCAAGATCTCGGCCGGCCGCTCGGGGAGCCCGGTACCTGGTCGGTGACCTACGCGCGCGGCAACCCCGTACCAGCTGGCGTCGACAAACTGGTAGGCCAACTAGCCCGCGAATTTGTTGCCGCCTGCGATGACGAAGACACATGCCGCCTGCCGCGCACCGTGGTGGCCACCACCCGCCGCGGTGTGAGCCACGAATTCGATCCGACGAAGATCCTCGCAGCCGGCAAGACGGGGCTAAGCGAGGTGGACCTGTGGCTGTCCGCGGTCAATCCGCATCGACTCCAGCAGGCACCGGAGGTGCTGTGAATCCCCACGATCCAGCCTCCGACATCGTCAATGAGTTCATCAACGCGATGAAAAAGGCGTTCAACCCGGCAGATTCGGTCCAACCGCCGCTCGGTGGCGGCTCCGAGGATGTGCGGTTCTTCGCCGGCGACGGGCCGCTGCCGCTGTCCGTTTGGGATCCCGAGCATGGGCCGGCGGCGGGCTGCAAAGAGCCGCTGCTCTGGGTGCGGGTGGATCGCCGATACCGCAGCCGGCGCAGTGATTTTCCCGCTGCCTACGTTGCCGCCCGGGATTGCAAGACCGCTGATGTGGTGCGGGCACTGGCGGTCGAGATCGGTATCGCACGGTGCGCGGACATGTCAGCCAAACCGAAGTGGCCGGTGCTCGAATCGGAGGCCGAGATCAGCCTGGATGACTCGTTCCGGATCGAAACGGCGTTGTGTCTGGCGGCCACCGCGCTGACGAAGCCCGATCGTGCAGTAGCCACCGATACCATCGCGCCGCAAGGGTCCGAGGGCGGGCTGATCGCGTGGACCGGTATGGCCTACGTGTCGCTATGAGAGAGGGTGCGCTGTGGGGCATTACGTCACCATCGAGGGAAGCCTGACACCGACCACGAGTCTGGCGCGGGGCGTGCGCAAGACAGTGGCCGTCACCGACGAGGTCCGCAAGCTGGTGCAGATCGGTGGCGCCGTCGTGGTGGACGGCAGCCTCGACGAACCTGAAGCCCCCGGAAACGAGTCCAGCAGAGAAAGCACCGCGCAAGCCGGAACAGCGGACGAAACCGAGCCGGATTCCGCTGCCGACAGCCCGCACACCGAGGCCGACACGGAGACCTCGGCCAAGCGTGTCCGCGGCGCACGCCGGTCGCCGGCCGCCGACCCAGACGCACCGCAGACGAAGCCCGATGGCGCGAGTTAGAGGGCGCTTCGAGCTTCACGAACGAGAGCTCAACGACCAGACCCGGTCTTTCGGCCGGCGCCGGATGGCGTCCCTGCAGCGACGTATCGCCAACCAGGCACGCGTCGACGCCCCCGTTCGCACCGGCAACCTCGGCCGCCAGGTCAACGAGGGACACATCGGTTTCACCGGCCCCCGAACGATTTCCGGCAGCGTCGGCAACAACGCCCGCTACGCGCTATACGTCCACGAGGGCTCGCGGCCTCACCTCATCCGGCCACGCAACGCCAAAGCGCTGCGGTTCCAGATAGGCGGGCGCACGGTGTTCGCAAAGCTGGTGCACCACCCGGGAACGAAGGCGCGACCGTTCTTGCGCAACGCCGGAATGCGAGTGGCATCGCGGGAACGCTGACCAACTATTCACTGCCAGTGAATCGTTCGGCTGCACCCCTGCTCGGCACGCTACGCGCCATGACCACACCCGCCTCGGAACCTCTCCAGTCGCCCGCCCCTGCACCGGCTGAACCGGCAGCAGCCGGCGCCATCGAACAAGATGTCATCGCGCCTAATACGCAGGTAGTCACTGAACCAGCTGCCCACGGTGATGCGCTGCCAGCGGTCCGGGCCAGTAGCGAGGTAGCGACGCCCAGCGGGTGGCCGCACGAGTTCCTGGAGTTTGGTGGCGACACACTCGAAATCCGGGTTCCCACACCACAGGCCATGTCGGCGCTGTCGCTGGGAATGGGCAAGTACGTTCCGGCGAAGATGAAGAACGAGATCAGCGGCCTGTTCATCGCCCGGCATCTGTCGGAAGACACCTACGAGCACGTCTACTCGCGGTTGATGAACCCGGACGACACCGGATACAACGCCAACACCATCGGGGAGCTGATCGGCGCGCTGCTCAACGAAGGTGTCGAGCAATTCGAAAAGGTGTCGAAGGCACCGGAAGCGGTGAACAGCGAGGCCGAGAAGTAGCACCCCACCTCGCTAGCTTGAGCCGGTGACCATGCCCGTCGGCTCGATTCGCCTTGATCTGTCGATCGACGGTTCGGACCTTGACGACGAGATCACTGCCGCTGTGCAAAAGCACATGGGGCCCGCCATGGCGAGGCTTCAAGCGCAGCTTGATCGAATCGAGCGTGAGTATGTCGAGGCCGCGCGTGCGGCTGAAAAGTCCTCCGCTAAGCAGACAGCAGCAGCCAGGGCCGTTGCCGAAGCGGTCGAGGACATCGGTGACGAGCACACCAAGTCGGCAGCCAAAGCGCGTGCTGGCGAGAGCGTTTCGACACGGTCGATCAACGCGACCACCCGGGCCATCCAGAAACAGACAGCAGCCTGGGAAGCGAACGCGGCGGCGCGGATCGCCGCGGCAGCTGCACCGAACCCGGCCGGACCACCGCCAGGCGGCGGTAGCCGAGGTGGGGGCGGCGGCGGCTCTGGCGGCGGTGTCAGATGGCATGGCGGCAGGGGAGGTTTCCTTTCCAGCCCCATGGGATTGAATGCGATTTCACTCGGTCTCGGCAGCCTTCCGGCCGCGACCACGGCCGTTGTCAACCTCACCGGGGCACTGCAGCAGCTCGTCCAGGTCGGATTCGTTGTACCTGGCGTCATCGGCGGCATGGTCTCGTCGATCGGCACCGCGGTGTTGGGGTTCCACGGCCTGTCCGACGCGGTGAAGGCGTCGTGGGAGGCCGCGAAGTCGGGCGACCCGAAGGACATCAAGAAGGCTGCCGAGGCAATGCAGGGCCTTGCCCCGGCGGTCCAGGGCGTCGTTAAGGCCATAGTTTCCGCGCGCCCTCAGCTGGAGCATCTGCAGCGCGACATCGTGGCGCAGAACATGTTCGAAGGCGTCGATCAGAGCATCACCGAACTGACCGACAAATCGATGCCCACCTTGGAGAAGGGCCTCGGCGGCATCGCGAAGGCATGGAACGCCACGTTTAAGGAGCTGGGCCGCGTCGGCGGCCTGGACTCCTCGCAGTCAATCTTGGACAAGTTGTTCGGCAACACCGCCGACGCGCAGAACCGCGCCAACGCGGCGATCGAACCGCTGATCCACGGTTTCGGCACACTGACTGCCGAGGGCAGCGACTTCCTGCCGCGTATCGCCGACGGGTTGACCGCTGTCACAAAGCGATTCGACAACTGGATCACCCGGTCGGTGGAGAACGGCAACCTCGACAAATGGATCACCGAAGGCATCGAGGGTGCCGACCATCTGGGCAACACACTGCTGAACATCGGCAAGATCATCGCCTCGATCACCAAAGCCGCTGGCGGCGACGGCGGTCTGTTGTCCGCACTCGACGGCGGGTCCGGCGCGCTGGCCGACTTCCTGGCATCGGACAAGGGCCAAGAGAAGCTGATCAAGTTCTTCACCGAGGGACGCGAGCAGATCAAGCAGTGGATGCCGATCCTGGGCAACGTCGCCTCGCTCCTGGGTGATGTTTACGACGGCATGAAGCAGTGGACCGCGGTGCTGCTACCGATCCTCAAAATGGTTACCGACCTTCTCAACTCGATGCCAGGCGGTATCTCCGGTGTCGTCACAGCATTCCTGGCGTGGAGAACGATCTCCGGCATTGCCTCGGTTCTGTCCGGGGTAAACAGCATCGGGTCGGCTCTGGACGGTTTACCTGGGAAGGCAGGGACAGCGGCAGGGGGAATCAACAAGGCGCTGGCAGGTCTGGGCGTCGGTGCGGCGGCATTCCAGATCGGCGGCGGTTTGATCAACTCGGATTCGGGGTTGGCGCAGGCCGGAGGGTTCGCCGCCAACATCGGTGGCGGTGCCCTGGCCGGTGGCCTGATGGGCGGTCCGTGGGGTGCTGCGCTCGGCGCCATGATTGGTGCCGGTGTGTCGTTGTTCGAGCTGTCTCGCAAGCGCCTGGAAGAAGGCAAAGCCGAGTGGGACAAGTCGTGGCAGGAGCACCATGACAACCCACCGCCGCCGGTTATCTCCCCCAGTGGCATCGACCTCAAGACGATGCTTCCGGTCGACCGTGGACCGTCGCTGTCGCAAGGCATGCTCGCGCAGATTCAGGCGGGGAAACTTCCGGGGTACAGCATCGGCTCGAACGGCGCGGTGATCGGTCCCGACGGTCAACCACTGCCCGGCCTGAACCTGGGCGGCGTGACGCCGTACACCCCCTCGTTCCCGCTACCAACGCTACCGCCCCCTGCTCTGCCTCCACAGAAGCAACCGACCACGTTCCTGCCGATACCCGGCGCGACGGGGCAAAACGTCCCCGCCCCGCAAGGAACTAACCTCGGTCAGTTGATCGGCGCCGGTGCGTTGCCCGAGGTACAGGCCAACGTCCAGAAGTTGGCATCGGACATCCAGGCACTGCCCGAGGGTGAGGTCAAGATCAAAGACCCGTCGCCTGAGGTGATGAAAAACCTTGAGTCCCTGGATGTGCAGATCACCAAGGTCTCGGAGAACGAGATCCAGGTCAAGGCCAACACCAGTGCGGCTCAAGCCCAGGTCGAAGCGTTCATCCTCAAGTACAAGCAGCAGACGATCACCATGATGATCCAGGCGCAGGGAATGACTCCCGCGGTGCCGCCTGGCCGCGCCGACGGCGGCGTGCTGCCCGGTTGGTCTCCCGGTGTCGACAACATGCTGGTACCGATGTCCGGCGGCGAGGGCGTGCTCATCCCCGAGGCTGTGCGCGGCCTGGGTGGGGCTGCAGCCATTTACGCCATCAACAGCCGGTTCCGTAGCGGCCTGTCGCGCAGGGGATACGCGGACGGCGGCGTGGTCGGTGCGGTGGCAGGTATTCCTGGTGTGGATGACAACACCGAACTCGGGGTGCTGCGACAAATCCGGGACCTGTTGGCCGGCAAGGGCGGCGGCCCGCTGCCCGCGACCTCCGATGCCATCAAGTCCATTGCCTCCGACGGCGTCGCATCGGCCACCGGCAATTCGCCGGCACGGATGGGGCCATTCGGCACACCGATCAAGGCGCGCAATCCCGGCTACGAGGCCGCCGCGGCGGCGATTCAAGCGCTGGGAGGAGACCCGGCGAAGTGGATTGGCGAGGACCCGAGCACCTACCTGCCCCGCGGTATCGGCGGAATCGGTGGTGTGGGTGCCGGCGGATACGCGCAGTACGCGGCGCTGCTGTCAAAGTTCGCCAAGAGCGGCAATCTGACAGCCGAACTCGTCGGTGCTGGTCTGGACGCCAATGACCCGGTCATCCGGGCGATCACCACCGCACGGAACAAGAAACGGGGTGCCCTCGGAGACGACGCTATCGCCGCGCTGGTTGAGCAGATCATCGGCGGCGGCGGATACACCGGCTCCCTGAACTCGAGTAACAGCGCGCTGATCAGCTCGTTGCAGACGTTCCGTGACAAGCTCGGCAGGACAGCGGTTCCCAACGGCACCGCAATCGCGGCGCTCCCGGCAGGCGGCGGCCCGAAGGGCTCCAAGGCAGGGCTGCAACCAGGCGCAAACCAGCTGTGGGACTTCATCGCTGCCAACTTCCCCGAGGTCCGCGAGATAGGGGGAGTGCGCCAGGACGCTATCTCCGACCACCCGAGCGGCCGCGCATTGGACATCATGGTCGGCCAAAACAAGGAACTCGGCGATCGTATCAACGCGGCGTTGCGCGCCAACTACATTGCGCTGGGCCTGGACTCAACAATTTGGCGCGACAAGTGGGAAGACTTCAACGGCAACAGCTCCACCGTCGCCGGACATCAGGACCACATCCACGCCAAGGTCGCCGCCGGCGCGGCGACGGGCATGCCCGGATTGCCGATGCCAGGCGGTGCCCCCGGTCTGGCCGGCACGGGCAGCGGCGTGGTCCCGGTCTACGTGACCAACTTCGACGGCCAAATGCGCGGCATGGGCGACCAAATGCTTGGTGCGCTGTCGCAGTCGGGTGGACTAGCCGCGTCGAACGTCGCAGGCGACGTGATGAGCGCGGTCGCCGGGCTCGGCCAGGAGCCCTGGAACAAGAAGAACGCCACCTACACCGAGCTCAATCAGCTCGTCAAGGAACGCAACCCGCTGGCACTTGCCAAGGCCATGGGCCTGAATGTCGAAGACTTCACCCGCGCCGGCGGCGACGCAGGAGAACTCACCACCAACGACGGCAAGGCCTTCGACGCCAGCGGACGCATGTTCTCCGACACAGGCGCCTTACTTGACCGGACATTCACCAGCGTCAACGCCCAACTCAACGCCATGCGTGAACAACTCGTCGATGTCATCGAGCAGACCAACGCCAAACTCAACGAGGAAGCGCTGGAGCCGGTCGTCAAGGCGGGTGTGCAATCGGCCCTGGAGAGCTTGAAGGACAGCGTGAGCGGCCAGATCGGTACCGCCCTGGGGCAGGCGGCTGCACCACCGATCGCTGATGCGGTCCGCAGCGCGATCCCAGCCGACGGCGGCGGTGGCGGAGCTGCAGCCGGCATCGGCGGCAACATCGCGGGCGCGCTCTTCGCCACCGGCGGCCCAGTGTATGGCGGCATCCCGGGCAAGGATTCCGTTCCGGCGCTGCTCATGCCGAACGAACACGTGCTCACCACCGACGACGTAGCCCGCATGGGCGGTCATGCTGGTGTCTACGCGTTCCGGGCCGCCCTTGCCCGCCACGGTGGTGTGCGCGGGTTCGCCACCGGCGGCGGAGTCAACGTCAACGACACGGTGGGCGCGGAATTCTTTGGCGTATCGCAGATCCCGATCCTGGGCGCCATCGTCAACCTGCTGGTGCGTGTGCTGCTGCGGGTGCTGGGTGTCGAAATTGAGGCCCGAGACACCCTCAATGATATGACCGACGAGTTCCGTCAGTTCCGCGGCGACTTCGAAGCATTCGATGCCAGCGGACGCCTGATGAACGACACCTCGGCGCTCGTCGACCGCTCATCCACCAGCGAGGAAGAAGCGGCACAGGAACGCATCCGGATCCTCAAGATTGTGATCGAGGCGCTGATCAAGTACATCATCGAGAAGGTCATCGTGCCGATCGCGAAAGCCGTTGCCAACGCCGCGATCCAAGCGGGAGCATCGGCGGCCGGCGCTGCGGTCAACACCCAAGCACCGGGCGCTGGCGGCATTGTGTCCGCTCTCATCAGCTCGGGCGGGCAGGCGGGCGTGGACATCATCGCCGAGATCGGCAGCCAGCTGGCCGTCGAGGCGGCAGGGGTGATCATCGACATGCTGGGCGAAGGGCTGCAAAGCTACTTCCCGGACATCGTCAACGCCATCTTCGGTGGCGGGCTGCTGGAGAACCTGATCGCCGCACCGATCACCGCGGCGCTCGAAATTCCGCTGGCCATCATCGGTGCACTCAGCGGCGGCTTGACGGGCCTGTTCGCGCCGTTGCTGGCCATCCTGGGTGGCGGATCATTCGATCAGGGCGGCCTCGCGCGCGGTGTCGGCATGATGCCCAAGGCGACGATCCGGCCAGAGCGCGTCCTATCGCCGCAACAGACCATCCTGTTCGAGCGCATGATCGCCGCGCTGGAACGCAACCCTGGCGGCGCCAGCGGCAACCCCACGTACGTGACCGCGCAGATCAACGTCGAGGGCGGCCCACGAGCGGGCGAGAACGTCCGCGCCGGACTGTTGGAGCTGATGAGCTGATGGCCTACCGCGGATACTTCACCCTCAACGGCGTGGAGATCGCCAACAGCTCCAGGGTGATCGCGCACCTGGGCCAGGATGTGCCAACCAGCGACATCGGTGTCTTTGGCGACGATCCGAGCACCGACTGCGCGCTCATCGAATCCACCGAATTTCCGGGGTTCTACGAAATCCCCGACAGCTCCACCGAAGTGAGCCCCGGCCTGCTCACGCCGCCCAACGGTGCCCGCCGGCTGGGGCCCGGCCTGTTTGAGATCAACGGCACGTGCTGGGGTCCGATCGCGTTCTGCGGCTCGTGCTCCACAATCGTCACCTACGATGATTCGTGGCCAGGTCTTCGGGAATTCCTGGGCGACAACATCTATCGACCCGAGCTGGCACCGTGGTACAGCACCGAACTGCCCGAATCCACAGAGTTCGGCGGCCTGTGGGTGATGAAAATCGACGGCCTGGGAGCAACACCGGTAGAACGGTCCATCACCCAGATGACTGGATCAGGGGCCGCGGCCGGCCCGCATAGAGACCTGTCACGCACCCTGACGTTCGAGGCGCTGATGATCGCCTGCACTCACGCTGGCGTCGAGTTCGGCATGGACTGGTTGTCCTGCATCCTGCGGGACACCATCGACGACAACACCAGCGTTCTGCGTTATCTTGCTGCCAGCCCAGCGCATTCGGGCGTCGATCCGGCATCGTTGGTGCGTGAGGTGCATGGCGTTGTCTTGACCAAAGAGCCGCGGATCATCTCCGAATACAACACCCAGGCCGGCCAGCATCACCAAGCCAACCTGTATCGCATCAGCTGGGAAATGACGGTGCTCTCGCCCTACGCCTACCTGCCGCAGGTAAGGGTGCCGGTCGACTGGGACGAGATCACCAGGCAGCCGGTCAACTGGGTTCACGCTGCCGACTGCGAAAAGCCCTCCACCTGTTCGGACATGCCGGTGCTGTTCTCCGCTGACTGCGTGCCCGAGGAGATCGCGATCCTGGACACTCCGCCGCCGGTGTGCGGCGGGTGCCTGCCGGTCGGCGAGATCGACAAGTACAGCTTCCGTATCCCCACCATGGATTACGCGTTCCGCTGCCGGGACACCGCGGTCACTATCGCGATCCGTAACCTCGGCCAGACGCCGTTGACACTGCAAGCGTTTCTGCGGGTGTGCGGCACCGATGTGCGCTGCGAAGACAACCGATTCCCGCTGCAGGTATCGGGTTTGCCGCCACTGACAGAGCTGGTCCTCGATGGCATCTCGGGGCGCTACTGGGCTATCTATGACGACCGCAAGCACCGCGCTGTCGGGATCGTCGGCACCCCCAACGGCGCGCCCTGGCGGCCACCACGTATCGACCGCGAAACATGCTGGGATTTCATAGTTCAAACAGCTAGCACCTCGCAATTCGAGGTCACCATGACACTCACCGATCGGGAGCCGTGAGCCGTGCCGGTCATCAGCTCTGAACAGATCGTGTCGCTGCGCACCGCCAGCGGCAAGCAGCTCGACCAATTCCTGGCCACGTATCAGGAGTCGTTGAAATGGACCCGCGAGCAGCGGCAAGTATCGGTGCTGGAAATGACCGTGCCGAGCGTGATCGACGCCGACCGCATGGACATCACACCGTGGCTGCATTGGGTCGATGTGTTCGATGATCAGGGCCGCGAGTTGTACTGGTCAGGGCCGATCCAGCGGGTCTCAGCTAGCCGCTCACGAACCTCCATTTCCGCGCGGGATATGTCGGCGTTGATGACCCGCACCCGCTGCCCGTTGACGAAAAACTGGGATGCAGCCGACCCCTCGAAGATCGCGGGCGAGCTGTGGGCCGCGATGATCGCCCACCACGGACTGAACACTCGAGCCATCGAACGCGTGGACCCGCGCGGCGACCACTTCGATTTCGAGGCTATCGCCGACGAGCAGATGATGAGTGCGACGTTCGATCGGCTCGTCGGGCTGGGGCTGCACTGGACAGTCGTCGGCGGTGTGCCCATCCTGGGCCCGGCCCAGCTCAAATCGATTGTGGCGCTCGGCGAAGACGACTTCACGGGCGGGGAGTTCTCGATCGTGCGTGATGGCAGCCAGACCTACAACGATGTCCTACTGCGCGGCGGCGACAACCTGGCTCGCGCCAGCGTGCCGATGGGCGGTCTGCGGTTGCAGACGATCAACAACATCGACGACATGTTCGGTGTTTCCAACGTCGACCGCGCAGCCAAGCAATACGTGCGCTACACCGGGGCCATCAAAGACACCTTGGTGCTCTCTGACGGTGCCGTGCTGCATCCTGATGCTCCGCTAGACATTTCGCAGCTGATCCCGTCAGTGCGGTTCAACGTCGAAGCCCTGGGGGTGCTGCAACTGATGGAACTGCAGAACGTCACAGTCACCGGTGACGGAGCCGTGGCGCTCACGCTGGCTTCGGTCAACGACGACCTACCCGAACTGGTGGAGATCGCCCAGAAAGGGGCGGTGACACAGTGAGCCGAGTTCCAGGCCAGGCGCCGCGCACCGAACAGGAGTGGACACGCGAGGTGGCGCAGCGGCTCTCAGCACTCGAAAATCCCCGGACAATCCGGGTGGGGAAGTGGGTTCTGTCCGCGGTCGCCGGCCGACTCATGGCGACCAGCCCCGGTGAAGTGCTTGAGGTCGGGCAGGAACCGACGCCCGTTGCGGTTGATTTGAGCCAGCGCGGCAGCCAGGTTTCTGAGCAGGAGATCGCCGAGGCCGTCACGGGCGGCAACGGCAAGACGTTCACCTCGATCGCCGACTGGTTGACGGCGAAGTGGTCGGAGCTCTCGAGTACGACGACGAATGCGAACACCGGCCTCGGGAACTGGACGTCATGGCTCACCGGCGGCTCGTGGGCCAACGTCGGTGCCGCGGTGTCTGACTTCCTGAGCACCAAGAGCACCGCGACGACAGCAGGAACCAATGCGGCTACGGGGCTGGGCAATTGGACATCGTGGCTCAGCGGCGGGTCATGGGCGAACATCGCGGCGTCGGTGGCAGATTTCCTGGGAACCAAGTCGACGGCCAACACGGCCAGCACCAACGCTTCGACCGCGATCGCCGACGCGAGCGCTGCCTCCACCGCGGCGGCAGCAGCCCAGAGCAACGCGCAGGGCGCCATCGATGCGGGCATCAACGCCATCCGCAACACCCCGGGCGTCGTGGGGCAGGCAGTGGAGGGCTTCGCTGACGCGCTGGCTTCGATCCCCACCCAGATGTTCAATCAGTTCGGCGGCAACAACGTTCCACGAGCCTCTCAGGAACAGGCCAACCAGGCGATGGCCGCCCTGGTTAACACCCTCAACGCTCAGGGGGCCGCAATCAGTGCGCTGCAAAACATCTTGTCCGACGTGGGCGGATTCAACGAGTCGGTGACCTTCCGGCCCGCCGAAACCACGGTGTTCACCGGCCCCGGAACCGCGCCGTGGACACCCCCGACGTGGGCGGTCAGCGCCGAGTACGCCATCGCGCCAGCTGCCGGTGGCGGCGGTTGCGGCGAGGGAGGATCGGGCGCCTACGGTGTCGGCGGTTATCCGGCCAACTGGGCCACCGGCAGCTTCCCCCTCGAACCTGGCGCCTACTCGATCTTCGCTGGCGGTGGCGGTCTGGGCGGCCAAGACGAGGGCCTCGGTTTCGGCGACAACGGAAGCCCCGGCGACACCTCCACGATCACCAGTCCCTCGGGTGCGGTCGTTGCATCAGTCGCAGGCGGTCTCGGGGGTGAAGGTGCGCGCCGTGGCGGCAGCGGACAGAACGGCAAGACCATCAACCCTCAAACGCTGTCAGCGTTCGGGGACACCTTCACCGCAGGATCCGGCGGAACCGGCAACGCGGGCGCTGGTGGTCCCGGAAGTGGCGGCGCAGGCGGCAGCGGCGGCTTCTTGGGCAACTACACCAAAGGCGGTCTTGGCGGTCCGGCCAAGATCTGGTTACGCGCCCGCGCACCGGTGCCGACTCAGTTCACCGCCATGGGCACCCTCATCTTGCCGACGCTCAAGCTCAATACCGGGGTCGCGCAGACCGATTCGATGACCGCGGCCGGACAGTGGCGCACCGTGCCCCCTGGCGGCGCCGGCGGCGGCTATATGCTGATCATCCGCGCCAACGCGACATTCACCGACTACGTCTACCTGCGTGTGTGGGATGTTTCCGGGGCCACCCACTACGAGCTCGGCCGGGTCGCCTCCGGAGTGAAGTCCGCCTGGAGGACGGGAACGATCGGCGCGGCCATCCCGTTCAACGCCTTCACCCTGACCTCCGACTCCGTACGCACCTTCACCGTTGGAGTCAACGGCACCGCATTCGACTCCTACAACGATTCCGGCGCCACCTCGCTGATGGGGCCCAACTATCGCGGCGGCGGCTGGGCGTCCTCGGATTCCACACTGCCAGGGTCGATGTCGCAATTCGCGTTCCTGGACACCGGAACTCCCTCACGCATCGTGTCCGCCGCGGTGGCCACAGCACAAGGAACCGCGAGCACTTCCTACGTGGACCTGACCACCACCGGGCCCTCGGTCACTCTGAACGTTCCCGCCAGCGGCGAACTGACCATCGATGTGTCAGCGGCCTATTCATCGGGCGGTGCAGCCGCCCAAACCGGATATATGGGGTTCACGCTGTCGGGCGCGAACACTCTGGCTGCCGCTGACACGCGCGCTGCCTACGGTCGCACAGTGACGTCCGGCATGTTCGGGACCATCGCACGCCGATTCCACCTGACAGGCCTTTCTCCCGGCACCACCACCGTCAAGGCTGTCTACAAGACCAGCACCAGCACAGCCACATTCACTGACCGCAACCTCATCGTCGAGCCCAAACCATAGGAGAAGCAATGGGATTCGCAAAAGCAGTACCGCTGCAAGAAACCACCTACCAGGCGATGTACTTCGACGGCACACCGGCAAGCGCCGCTCAGACCCTCGTCATGATCGACTCGCTGCTGACCGCTCGTAAGCTGCACTACGGCATCATCCACGGCTCGCAGGAAGTCGAAAACCCCACGGCGTGGCGTATCCAGCTGTCGCGCCGTGATGGTTCAGCCGAACTGATCGCGATCGCGGACCGATGGATCGTGGTGTCTTCGACCGGAGCCGTACGCGTCATGACCCCCGCCGACTACCGCGCCGAATTCGCCGTTGAGTGACCGGCGCCGGCACCGCTGCTCGCTACCCTGCCGGCATGGACGGATACCTGCGCGGTTCGGTGAAGACCCACCCGGACTATCCCGAGAACCCGACGATTGCGCTGCGCAGCGTGTTTGACGACGACGATGCCACCGGCTGCAACTCGTGGCTGGTCGTCTCGGCGAGTTCTGGGGCGCTCTATCGCACGGAGTCGTTCGTCGCCGACTGGCCCGACGCAGACGGGCTGACGTTGACGACCACGCTCACCCCGGCTCCGTAGCCTCACGGTCGTGCCGATCACGGAGTACACCGAGCCGAACGTCTGCATCGGGGAGAACCTCACCACCGATGCGGCCGGTCAGCTTCGGCTCCAACCGTGGGCGCTGGTACGCCCTGTGGTCGATATCCGGGCACTCTCGGGCGGTGACGGTTCGATCATCGCGCCGCTTATCGCGCTGCCCGGCAAGCTGCTGATCGACCAGAAAGCGTCCTGGCGCAACGATTCCCCGCTGCCGCAGATGGTGCTGATCCGCGTTACGCGCGGGCCGCGGTCATGGCTCACCTCGAATCCGAACGCTATCCAATTCCGCGACCGGTGGACTACTGCGATCGACACGGATGCCGCGATGCCGGTGACCACCGGTATCTACAACTCCCAGTGCGGATCGGCCTGGGACTTGGGAACGAACAGCGTCGCCGAGCCCAACCCTGGACGACAGTGGCGCTGGGCCGACGCCAACAGCATGGACGAATGGGTGGGACCGATCGATCCAGGGGCAACGCTCAACCTCTGGTACCGCTGCTATGTGTGGACCCCGCCGCCGTGGTCGAACAACGCGAACAAGAATCAGCCGCAGCACGAGGCCCGCGCGAACTGGACGCGCATTGAAATGCGGGCCTTCCCGCAGCAGGGAAATGTGGTGACCGGATGAGCATCAAGGTGTGCACCTCGGAGTACATGCTCTCCACCGTCAACGGGCTCGACATGAGGCGAAACTGGTTCCCCAGCATCGTCGCTGAGCGATTCCTGCAGTCCAAGAAGGACGGGCAGATCAGCCGATCACCCGACCCGGTGACGATGATCGATGGTGATCTCACCTACTTCAACAACACCCCAGACCCGGTGTACATCACCGTGCAAGTCATCCGGGCTCCCCGCAGCATCGTTGCCCAAAACCCGGGCACCGTAGTGATTCACGACGCCTGGTCCTGGGCTGTCGGCAAGTCGCCCACAGCTGACTTTCCCTCGGTAATCCAGGACTCATTCGGCGGCAGGGGACAGGTGGACCGACCCGAAAACGCCGCGGACAAGCTGCTGTTCGGACGGTTCTTCGCTGACGGAGACAGCTCCCAAGCCTGGGTCAACGTCGGCCAACTCGACGCGCAGGATTCCCTGCACTTCCGATACCTGGCCGCTGTCCAAACCCCAGGCGTATGGACCACCCCTTCAGAGTTCGAGCCGCGCTGGGAAGCACAAGCCCGCTGGACTCGACTGCTAGCGTTCGCGATGCCGATTGGTTCGGCATGAGCGAGCACTTCGCGATCGTCGGCGACGCCATCGCTCCGCAGCCCTGGATGCAGATGCGCCACCTCAAAGGCGCCGAAGTGCCTTCGGTGTCAAAGTCTTACGACACATCAGGTGGCGGCAACAAGAACGACGCAGTCCACGCTGTCGTGGTGTCCTGGACGAACAACACCCCGATTCCGCAATCGGTCTACGGCATGGTGACCCGGGAGGGCGCCCAGGTGACGCTGCAGGCACGGTCCCGCGGCTACCTGCTCACCCTCCACGGCCGCGATATCACCGCAACCGCGGCGGTGCCGACATCGTGGGACATGGCCGAGGTCAGCAAGTTCGGTATCGGCGGCGACATCGGTAAGGGCGGAATCCTGGCTCTCGGCACCGGATTCGGGGTCAGCGAGATCCGGCAGAACTCCGCCAGCATCCCGTTGATGCCGCACTGGACCGGCTGGAGCATCGTGGCACCCGGGCAGACGTTCCACGGCCGGGTGGAGGTGCGGTTCCGGACGGACTTTTGGGAGAACACCTCGATCGATGGCGGTGACCAAAACACCGAGTCGGGCTTCATCTCCGGCGGCACCCGACTGGATCTCTACGCCACCCCGGTCATCGGTGAGCCACCCGTCTTGTCGACCCCCACGGTTGTCGGGATAGAGCACTCGGTGAACAACACCTTCCACACCGACGTCGATGTGCCCGCGGGCACTGCCTTAGCCTTGATCCACCGATGAATGGGCTGGTTGTTGGGGTGTCGGAATGAGGAAAGTGCCCTCTGAGCTGGAAAGATTGGTGTTCTCTACGCAACAATCC